GTTCGCAAAGGTTCTCCAGCGTCGCTACCCGAAGGACAACCTCTACATTGGCAAGGTGGGTGCCTGGCTTCCGTGGGATCCCTCAGAGCACTTGATGCCGGAGGTGGAGTATGCTGAGAAGGAGCTCAACGAGCTGATGCGCAAGTACAAGGAGAACGAGTCCAACAAGGAGATGTTCTTTGCCGAGCAGCGTGAGGAGTCCATCAAGAAGCAGAAGGATGAGAATGAGCGTCGCAAGAAGGCCAATGCTGAGGAGAAGGCGCTCGAGGATGCTAAGAAGGCACTAGAGGATGCATCAGCTCCTGTTCACCCGAGCGAGGGTGCACACCGCGAGTAAAATTATAGACTTGTATTACAATGAGTCTATACGAAGACGAGTATCTTAAAGCATTGGCTCTTGCAAATGCACATAAGATATCTAAGATTCTTGATCTGAAAAATCCAGCAATCAAAAAACTAATAGATGATGGATGTGATGAATTTATTGAATGTGTTACTGAGATTACCGAAGTGGAACTAGCGACCACTCTAGATGCTGATACGTTGATCAAGGAAATTAGATTTTTCAAACTTATCGTAGATAACTCAAGCTCTCTAGATAAAAGTCCCAGTACAGAAGCCTGTATCTACGGAAGCAAACGAATCATTGATGGTATTTCTGAAACACCTTTTTACACTAAATATGTTCAGTCGGTAAAAATTACCCAGCTCGGAGGCGGAATGCTTAGTATAATAGGAGGACTTCTTGCCATATCTCTTACCACATGGTCTGGAACACATCTTCATGAATCCTATGAAAATCCAGATTACTCTGTATTACCTGCAATTCCATCTCTATCAGGAGCTTTAGGTGCTATAATTCCCTCATTTTTAATATCAGGAGGCGAAAATCCTAGTGTTGATGAGTGGATTGCTGATCCGGCATTCGGAGAACCAAATGCATTTATGAAGGACGCAGCAGAAATAAAAGGTGAAATTGCTAAGTTACAACGGCTAAAGGCAGATCAGGCTATTGTAAATCAGAAAGTTCAGTCAATGTTTGCAGATGACATTGTAATAGGGCGCCTATGTCTAGGAAATACAGAATGCTCGCCACAATCGCAGCGGGCTGCTCAGGTAGTAAAGTACGCCGAAATGCTTCGATCAGTTGTTATAAAACGACAGGCTAGAATTTTAAATCTGGAATCTGAAAAATCTGCACGTCAGAAGGCTGTTCAAGAAAATGCAGAGACATCATGGAGAGTGTATGACTCTATAGCGGTTAGAGATACAGTCAATGGTAACTGGAAAATTGAATATGCACGTGGATCTGCTGCTGCAGAGATAACGGCTCTAGAATCTGTGGAGAAAGATCTCACGCATCAGAGAGAAGAGCTTCAGAGATTATTATACTTAGGGTTAAGTCAAGCTGAATTAAGTGATATCACTCCAAGTGAATTGTACACGATCATGAATGCGTCGCAGGATGGGGCTATTATCACTGAAGACGATGCTAGATTTTTAGGTGTTGAGCCCATAGGATTTACACCGTTAGGAAACATAGCCGCTCGGGCGCCAAATCCTCAACCAATGGCGACACCTCGTCCGGACGAGGTGTCCTTATCGCAGACATCGGGTCTTGTCACATTAGGAATGCGTAATGGCAGACCTACAAATATGAATACATATGCAGCGGACTTAGCAAAGGGTATTCCTTATACCACGATTGTTAATAGTGTATATGCAGATACACAATCATCCCCCACGGAACCCTCTGCGAATCGCATTATTGCGTCGATGATATTGGATCGTCTGGGACAACAACAGTTAGATCGAATTGACAGGCAAATTACAGAGAAGGAGCGACAACTACGCAGTGCCCAGATTATGGAGATTTTTGAAAATCAAGATAAATTCATGCGACTTGCAGTCCAAGAGTTTTCTGATAAAGGTGTTCCTCCTGATCAACAAGGAATTATCATAAATAATTTTCTAGATCAAGCGAGAAACCTAGGGGTAAAAATTAACCCAGAAAAGGGAGCACGACAGCTTGCACAATGCTCTCTCAATAGGGGGTTAGATGGCTGTAAAAAGATAACGTATCGTGAAGCAGCATCTAAGTTGCGAAAGCAAAACGATCTCCGACAGAAATTACGAAATGCCGGTTGGAATGGTATGGTAATTTTTACAACACTTGGTGTTTCGATTGTAATACTCACAACCATACCTAGCGGTGTCGTTGCTGTTGCGAGGGGTGCAGGTGAAATATTGTATTCTGGAGGTGGGGCTATTGTAAATATTGGCAATGCAGTGGCTGCTAGAATCGCGGGACCAAATGCTCATCTTGTTCTGACTAATGGAACGGCTAGTATTCAGCGAGCTGTTGCTCCGACTGCTCTTACAGATCAACCTCAAGGTGCCCCTCCGGCCCCTCTTGCACAACAGCCACTTGCTTTAGCCAATGCGCCTGCAGTGATGCCTGTTGCTCAAGGCGGACAACCGCCACGTTCGATCGGTCTCCAAGCACCTCCTGAACCTGTGCCGGAGAGGCGCGGCGACCGCGAGTTGCAGCCTGTCCAAAGGTTAGGAATGGGGGAGCAATCGGTTCCCCAAAGAGGCGGTTCTACTGTCCACCTGACTTCTTTACCCACACGGAGGGCGGGGCGTTCTTCTTCCTCATCGAAGAGGAGTTATACTCATCGGCGGCGAGCATTGCGGACTGGAAAGGTCGGTTATCGGCCCACAAAGACTGGTCGCAAAGTCTGAACGGCGGATGCTCTGACGCCTTATACCAAAAGACCTGATCATCAAGCTTGTTGGAGGACACGTTATTGCAAATGACCAGTCCCTCATAATTCTCTGTGCACTGGTCCATGAAATCACAAAACATCTCAAAGGTAGGAAACATACCTGCGTAATTCTCGTAAATCCTACGACGATTACCTAGAATATTCTCACGAAGAATGAAGACAAAGTCCACGTTGGTGCGGAGGTTCGGTGTGATACCTAACGGATACTGCATGGTGATAATGGTCATCATGTCCAAGTGGCGACCGTTCATGAAGACGAAACGTGTGGACTCCTCGTTGATCCACTCTTTTGCCGCATACAAACAGTCGTCCAGAATCAGAAACGCGCGCGGGTCAAACGGCTGTCCCGTAGCCTTGGACTTGAGAAACCGCTGTTTAGCAGCGAACTGACGCTTGATAAATGCCTGAACCTTCGTAGGCTCATACTTATCGTGAATCAGCTTGGACGGAACAAACGCTTGGAAATACTCGTTCACGGCTTCTGTGGGAGAGATCACCATGCCTGCGGGAAACGAGTCCTGGACGTTAAACAGAAGATCACGAGCCAAGAAGGACTTACCGGTGTCCTTCTTTCCAATGATCACGATCATGGGACTTTTACGAGAATCCATTCCACATCGTTCTTTGATCATCTCCATGTTGAACTTTTTGAGATTGAAGTTCTGCGTCATCTTGTTCTCCTCGTCGTTTATTTTTTAACTTTCCCCGCCGAGACATCTCACAATGGGAAAGGATCTGCGAACGACACCCGTATCTCTGAAGATCCACCGTATACCGAAGTTGGATGGAACGCATTGGTCAATGAAGACGATGCAACCGTTCTTTCCGTGCCTTGAAAAGCTCTTCAAGACGGAGAACCTTGCCGGACTCCACGACTATGGAGTGAAGCTTGAATTTCCGATTGAGTCCATTGTGGACGATAAGCATATCAAGGTTCGCGGACAGACCATTCCGATTCACCGCAAGACTACGATGATTCTGTCTCCCTTCAAGACGATGCGAGGAGATTATGGTGCATTTGGGGTTCCGAAGCGCACCGATGTTGCCGATGATCTTCAGGACCGCATGCAGAGCCCTCACACAGCTGCGTATGTTGGAGCGATGACATCGATTGCACTCTCTGAATCTGGATGTGAGCACTTTCCTAAGGTGTATGGTGTATACGCTGGACTTGCCGGATCACACACGATTGATATCTCGGACGATTATGAAGATCTCACCGAGAAGGGATGGTTTGCTGAAAAGATTGGAAAGACATTTGAACTCAAGCTTCGCACAGCCGGACACGATGCAGAGTTCAGCCACACACGCCGGGCCCGCATTGCGATTGAAACCGCAGAGGATCTTGCTTTGGATGGAATTGAGGACGTGGATGCAGATCACGTCAGTGCTCCGGACACAGACCGATCGGCAGAGGCGTATGATGTTGCATCCTCTGGATCCCCCGAGCTGGAAGAGGAAGAGTCAACTGAAGATGATGTATACGACATTGAGTCCTGTGCATGCTCAGACGGAACGAATGAGGAAGAGGGTCCCGAAGAAGAGGACGAGCCATTTGCGTGGGCTACATTTACAGATGTGCCTGTGATGACGACGGTCATGGAGGTCTGTGAGGGCACCTTCTACGATCTGATCAAGCTCCACCCTGAGCCGGAGAAGCATGTTGCATGGGTCTCACAGATGGTATTTGCACTTGCGTATGCCCAGCGCAACTTTGGATTCACTCACAATGATCTCCATGGTAACAACGTGATGTATGTCAAGACGAACCAGACCCATTGTATTTACAATCACGGTGGAGTGGTCTATAAGGTCCCGACGTTTGGGTTTCTGATGAAGATTATCGACTTCGATCGATCAATCCTCAGCATGCGCTTGGCTGGACTTAAGGAACCCAAACTGTTCATGAGTAGTCAGTTTCAGGAAGATGAAGAGGCTGGCGGACAGTATAACATGGAGCCGTTTTATGACAATAAGCACCCGCACATTGGCGCTTCATCGTCGTTTGATTTGGTTCGGTTTGCTACGTCGGTTTTCTGGGATATGTTCCCCAAGGGACCGAAGCATGAGTATACACATCCGCTATTTACAGTCTTTATTCAGTGGATGAAGCAGACCGATGGCACATCTGTCATGTTTCGAACGAAGATGGACAACCACGATCGTTATCATGGATTTGATCTGTATAAGGCAATTGTCAGGTATTGTGGTGATTCAGCTGTTCCGAAGAAGGAGATTGGTCGGATGGTTCAGTATCGCGCTACGCCATCGGCAGCTCAATTAGGTGACGCACTGATTATTGATACCTAGCTTATATGTTGTCAAGTGAACGGGAAGAGATAATAAGAAGGTTATCGTTAGCAATCTTAAAAGGCTCAACCTCTAGTTGCACAAGCTTGAAATTTAGGTGAGGAAACATAGTTTTCCACTCTTGTATCTGATGATGAAACTCATCAAAGAATCTTGAATCTATGTCTTCGATTACAAAAATACCGTTCGGTGCAAGGTATTTAATACTTGACTCAAAGAAGATCTTGTTTGCTTCGAATACATGATATCCGTCATCAATAATGATATCCATCATTGGAAGATCTTTGAACACATAGTTAATTTCAAAGGGCTCAAGCTGGTTACAGTAAAACGTCTGAATTCCCTCCTCTCGCGCCTGATGAACTGCTTCTTCGTAGACATCGGCACCATAGATTGTTGCATTTGGAAAAAACTCCTTCCAGCCCCGTAAAGAGCTACCGGGGTAGTAGTTTGGAATATGTCCCATATTGCACGTAAAATCAAAGTTTGTGTGTCCAATTCCCATTTCAAAGACATGTGAAGGATTCATATCTTTGAAAAGCTTGTAATATACTTGCGTATAGTTATGAGGTGTGCACTTATCTGTATTATGCCGATCCATGATCTCACACAATGGTGTTTTCATTTTACTATTTAATAAGATACTCAGTAAGCCAATTAAAACTCAGGCTTACCTACGAACATATCTTGAGCAGCAGCGGTTACCGTCTCGGCAACGTCAGAAACTGCCTCGGTTCCAAGCGAATACAGGACACCTGTCGTAACAACTCCAGACCCTGCAACAATCTTACCTAAATCCATGTAATCAACGCCCTGGGCCTTCGCACGACGGTCGAGAACGTAGAGCAATGCAGCAACAATCATCACGGCGCCGACAATCATACCGAGCGTTTGGTAG